CTGCGTGGTGATTTGCTCCCCTTGTGCGCCTCGGCCGCCGCCGCCGATCGCACCCGCGTAAGCCTCGGTCGCGTTCTTCAGCTCGGCCGGCACCGGCCACGAACCGTTGCTCGCAGTGAACGTCTGCAACGTGAATCCGCCGGACACCGCGGCGCGGATCGCCTCGACAGTCTCCACGGCGGCGTCCTGCGGCGACGACGGTGGCGAGCCGAACGAGAACCACGACTGCCACATGCCCATGAATCCCTCGACGAGATCGCCGACGGTCGGGATCACATTCTGCGGGTTGGACACCAGATCCGACAGCAACTCACCGATCGTCGATACAGCATCCTCGGCGGTTTCCTGAATCATGGCTAGCTCGTCGGCGAGGTCGAAGATCCGATCCAGCAACCCCCCGGTCGGGGTGATCCCCAACCGCGCCAGCAGTTGATCGACGAGCGAACCGATCCAGTTGAACAGCGACGCCAGATCCTCCGGCAAATCGACCGTGAAATTCTGCGGAATACGTTGGACCGCAACCAGTTTCACGTCCTTAAGGCGCACCGTGCCGGCGGTGGCATTGTCGGTGACGCGCGGAACGAGCGTGACGAACCGCACCCCGGTCGCGGGCACCGAGTACAGCGAGGGAGCGGTCATCGCCTGCCACCCGCCGCTGCTGCCCGACGCGGAACCGGCCGACAGCAGCACGATCGGCGCGCCCACCGGCGTGGACTCGTCCGCCCACGGCTGCAACTCAATCCGCAGCGATTCGGGCGCAGCAGTCAAACCCTGCCAATGCCAGCGCGCCGACAACTCGAGCTGCCAACCGGGTGCGACGCGGATAAANCTGCTGCTCATCTGGTGGTCCGTGCCGTCGCACTCCACCATCGCGCAGCCGCCATCCATCTCNTCGTGAACCCAGCCCGATCCCTCGGCGATAGTCTCCGGCGCCTCGAAACCGCCCTCGAGCACGAGAGTGTCGAGCTGGTCGGTCAGCAACCCGATCGGCACGGGGCCGAGCAGCGCGGCTTTGATCTGGTCGATAACCCGCAGCAGCGGTTGCACGATGAACCGCACGAAATCGCGGGCAGCCTGCTGCGGATCGAAGTCAATCTCGGACAGGTCAACGGCGTTAGCGAAGAACGCCTTCAGGTTGGTGACTACCCGCATTGCGTCGGCCACGTCGAGGTTGAACTGCTCGCGCAGGCTGTCGAGAAGCGCTTCCCAGCTCGACAGGTCGATCCCCGTCAGCGCCTTGACGCCGTTGATGAATGCTTGCCACACAAACTCGGCATTGATCTCGAGTTTCGGCAGGTTGGGGATCGCCGACCCGGTATACAGCGACCACAGAGGATCGCGGTCGATCGGAACCGGGTGCAGGTCAAACTGACGTGGCACGCTTCGCCTCCCCAGTGAACTCGTACCAGGTGAAGTCGGTCACTGGCCGGCCGAGTTGCTTCTCCACCTTCGGTGGTATGTCGTCGGGGTCGACGATCCGCCATTGGAAATCGACAATCTGGAGCATGTCGGCCGCGGCGCGCTTCTCGAACGTTTCGCGCGCCAGCCACACCGTCACGTCCTCGCTGATGCCGTGCTCAACGGGCACGATCGTCCGGTATGTCCTGGTGTACGCCACCGCAGCCTCCTACTCGCTACCACTCCGAGAGACCCTGTGGGACAACGAGAATGGTCAACTGCGCTCCGGTTCGATTGAACACGTAAGCACCCAAAAGTCCGTCGTTGTACAGGTTGACGTTGATCTGCGCCGGTTGCCCCTGCGGGACGAGCGCCACACCGTTGTCCGGTGCGACGGCGGTGTTCGGGTCACCCGAGCTGGAGAAATGCGGCACGATCGTCGCCCAATTGCTGATGTTGCCGAACCCGCGACCGATCAGTTGCCCGGTCAGCGGGTCGCCTAACCGGACCTCGACACCGATCAGCAGCGGGTCCGAGTCGAGCTCCAAACCGAACGCCTTGATGTGCCCGGTGACGTGCGGTGTCCACGCGAAATCCTGCGGCGGGATAATGTAGGTGAGGATCGGTTGCCGCTGCGCGAGCCCGGTGAAATTCTGGAATGCGGCCTCGGGAACCGAGTAGATCCGCGGATGCTTTGCGGCGAAGTCGCTCGGCTGCCACTTCTGCGCCGTCTCGTTCCATGTGAGAACCTGCCCATCCTCGGGCACTTTCGATGAGTCGTAGTCGGGCGCCTCGGTGATGCTCGTTGGATCGCCTTTGGGGCCTTGCGGTGCCAGCAACCGAAAGTGATAGTGCGGGTTGAGGCTGGTCCCGGTCTTGACCACCTCGTCGGTGGTGTTCGGCCCTCGTTCCTCCATCGGGATCGTTTCGGCCGTGATCGTGATATTCGGGGTCGGGCCGGGCGGGCCGGCGGGTCCGGGCTGCACAGCCTGGAAATCCTGGCCGTCCCACACGTACACGAGCGTCCCGATCCACCACGCTTTGCCTTTGTCCTCCGGGCCGAGGGTGTCCTTGATCGGAATGAGCTCGCTCGGCGATTCAAGCGGCGGCCACTGCAAGTCAACGATCGGCGCCGGATCGCCCTTATCCCCCTTGGGGCCTTGCAGCACGTCGGTGGTGATGACCGCCTCGCCGTCGACCATTTCCATCGTGGCTGCGAAACCCGCTGGGGTGTCGTCGTCGGCGACGATGCCGTACCACGTGACCGAGCACATGGTTTGGAACAGCGCGACAGCATCACCAGTCGTCACAAGCTGCTGATTGCTCATTGCTCATCCTCGGGGTCGTCGAAATGGATAGACGGCTCTACCCGCCACGGAACGTTGTCGTAGGCCGGTTGTGGTGCGTCTCGTTTCGCGCCGAGCCGGCGCAGCACCTCGTCGCGGGCGGCCGGGGATAGCCGGTCGAGATCTGCCAGGGTGGCGGTGGCTAGCTCGTCCTCGATCGAGGGCTCAGCGTCGATCGGCACCCACTCGATCGCGTCCCAGCCCTCGCCCCACTTGGTGTTCTCATACTCGGGCGGAGGCGGCACCCGGCGGGGTTTGATGACTGCTTTGCCCTCGACCTTGCGGAACCCGGCGCGCGCCAGGTGAAACGACAGGATCGGGACAAGGAACTTGACATCGTAGCGGCGGCCGCGGTGATCGACCGGGTACCGCAGCGCGTCCGCTATGTCGTACATTGCCGCCGCCAACTCGCCCTCGGCCGGGGGTTTAAGCCTCGGCATCGGCGGCAGGTTTCCTGGTGTGAACTCGGACAATTCGTGCCCTCTCTAGAACATGTCGCCCGAACCGAACAGCATCGCCAGCGCGGACCAGAACGCCTGAGCTATCCGCATCACCTGCGCGGTGGGTGACTCCGACTCGGTGTCGTCGCCGATCGACAACTCGAACGTTTTCGGTGTCGTGGTGTCGTAGCGCATCCGAACCGCCGTCACCTGATCGGTGTACAGCACCCCGTCGATCTCGAACAGTGCGCGGTCGCCGAGGTCGAAGTCGTAGAAGAGCGTGTGGGGTCGGCCGTTACGGATCGACACCTGGAACGCCTGATACGGCCTCGTCTTGTAGTGACCCTCGCGCAATGTCAACGCCGAGCTGACCGTGTACGCCGACCCCGAGCCCTGCTCGAAATGCTCGAGGAACGCATACGGGCCGGCGGTCGCCGCGCGAACCGGGTCGGTGACCTGGATGAACGCGAGCAGAGTGTTGTCGAGCTGCCCTTGATAAAGCTCCTCGAGCCCTGGTGTGCCGGGGTTCTGCACCCCGGTCACCTCGGGGCCGACCGCGGTCTGAATCACGTAGCTCAACTGCGACAACGCGTACTTGATGAGGAACGTCTGTGTCTGGTTGACCCAGCCAGGAGATTTGCCGCCGGTCAGAATCTTGATCGCTTTCGACCGGAACGTCGAGTGCTCACTGCTGATGATCGCAGAGTGCTCGTGATCCCGGAACGTGATCGTCGGCAGCTCTGGAGCGACCCCGATCAGGCTTGAGATGATCGGCGGCGCTGGCGAGTTCGTGCGCGGATCGATCGCCTTGTTCGTTCCGATCACCTCGTAGACGGTTTCGGTGACGAAGTTGTCACCGACGACGCCGATGAGGTTCAGTATGCCGTCCCATGCGGTGCCGGTCGGGCCGGTGCGGCCGCTCTTGTCCTCGACAGCCAGCACGACACACGCCCGCGTCGGCCGCGCCGCCCGCTCACCGACGATCGCCGCCAACTCGGGGTGCGGGCTGTCCTCATCCTCGGGCAGCCACGTGTAGGCGCGCAGATGGCAGCCCGAATCTTTGAGGATNGCGTGAGTGACGCTGTGCGCGTCCGACCACCGCGACATGATGACGCTGAACCGCGACTGATCGAACAACGGGTTCACGAACTGNACCTGAACGGGCCAGTTCAGCGGGTTGAGGTTGAACACGTTCGACGCTTCGCCGACCCACGCGAACGGGTTCAGCGCGTTCGCCGGCAGCGCCAACCCCGGCCAGTAGTTCCGGGCAAGGTTGATGAACGCCGTTGTAGCAACGATGGTTCGAACGTTGCCGGGCAGCAGCCACGCCTTGATCGGCTGCACCGACGGATCCATGAACGGGGTTGCACCGAAATACAGGTGCTTCCAGTGCTCCCGGTTATGTGCGCACTCGAATGTGACGGTGCGCGTGCCGTTCTCGTCGCGTTTCACCCGCACNTTGACGACTTTGCCGCCCCACCGCCACCGCCAGTTGCGGCGGTTGGGGAAAGGGTCGATGGTGATGTGCAGATCCTCGTCCTTGCGGATATCGGCGCGCAGAAACTCGACAATCCAGTCATCACCGCGCAGAACAACATCGGCTTGCCCGGTGTCGTGAAGCAGTTCCTCGGCATCCACCGACACCTCGGCGGCGATGGTGCCGATGTAGTGCATATTCTTGTCCCACAGGCGCACCAACGGCCTGGCGCGCGCTTCCTCGTCGATTACGCGGCGCCGCGCATCGAGGTAGGCGTATGCGGCGCGCGGGGATTTCACAGGGTCGGGTGGGCCAGCGACCCCGATCTGAGGTGGAGACAGGGTATGCATCGTCTACGACCACGCCATCTTGTAGTGCTGCGGCATGATGCACGTCACCGAGCCGTTCGGGTTGCTGTGCGTGACCCGGATGTGCGCAACGGTTCTCGGCGGAATCGGGTTGTCGAATGACGACACCGCCTGGGATGCGACGCTGCGCCGGCAGTGTGCGCGACAGCGTGTCCGACAAGATGATATTGAGCAACTGACTGTTGCGCAGATACTTGTAGATCTGGCTGTCGATGGGCTCCTTCTCGGTGATGATCGTCTTGCGGGTGGGGTCGGTGTCGACCATCATGTAGGCGCCATCCGAGGCATACAGGCGCGGAAGCTTGATCATGCGGCCGCCGATGCCGTCCTGAATCGTCACGTCACCCGAGCCCTTGACGAGGAACTTCGGCCACGCCCGCCAGGTGCCGCGGTTGGCGATGCTGATGGTTCCGTGCGCGATCCCGTGCTCGTCTACGTCGTCCTGCGCGGCCTTCCACGTCGCCGTTAACGCGGGTTTGGTGAAAAAGGGGTAGGGAGCATCGACCGTCATGTTCATAACGAACATGCCCCTGGACTCGGCCGGGTCCGTCGACAACGTCGTCTTCGACTCCTTGCCGAGAATCACCTTCAACCAGCGCCAGCCGTGAATCCGCGTGAAACACCCGAGGTACCCGGGTTCCTCCGCCGACCACGAATTGCACCACGAGTCGAAGATCCGCCATCCACTGAACTCGTTCGGTTCTTGCGTGCGGTTCGGGTTGGCGTTCGGCTGGATCACGACCGCCAGGTCGATCTGGCGACGCTTGTAGTCGGTGCGTTCCCGCACCGCCCCAACCACATACGGGCCCTCGGAATAGCGTTGCTCGATCGGCGGATCAAGCACACCGTCAAGCTCTTTGAGCAGCATCACGCCCTCGGAGCCGGCGCCCGGACCAGACAGCCGCCAGATCTTCCCGTTACTCGGATGCGTGTACACCCAACGTGTTTTGGTCGAGCGCAGCCGCTCTCCATGCACGCCGAGGTCGTGCCAACTCGCCATCCGCTGCCAATGCGGATGAGCGGGGTTCATCTGCGGATACCGCGAGTTGCCCCACGGGTCGTTGGGGTACTTGATCGGCTCGAGGTAGAAATCGTCGTGCATCCACGACGGCGTACCGGGTTTGAACGACACGCAAGCCTCCAGCTATCCCGTGTACCGCACGGTGGTTCTCATGCGCTGGTTCTGCTCGGAGCGGATCTCGCTGCGCAGCGCCGATGGGTCCATGCCTACTGGCCCCTCGATGTTGATGCTGTTGTCGATCTGCTGTGGCTGCTGCTGGACGCCGCCCTGTGTCATGGGGGCGAACGCAGACAGCACGTCACCGGGGCCGGTCGCGCCCGCCACGCTGTTGACCCCTGTGGCGGCCGGGTTGTACTGTCCCGGCAGCAGTTGCGGCGAGCCGCTGCCTTTCGTCTCGTATTCCTGGTAGCTGCTAGCGCCGGTCGGCGACAGCAACTCGCCGACACCTACCGCGTCGGCGACACCCGCGAACCCGCCGGCGACCGTGTCCTCGATGCCGGGCTGTGCGGCGGTTTCCTCGCCGGTGTCCTGCTGCGCGCGGCTCATGGCGAGCTTGCCGAGCCCGCCGAGGAAGTTGACGCCGGCCATCGCCGATTTGACGGTCGGCCACTCGAGCGGGTTGGAGAAGATCGAGCCGTCGAGACCCAGCGTTTCGAGGATGCCGCTGACGAACGTGCGACCCAACTCGGAGAAGTCGCTGCCCGGCGGCCCGGACTTGGAGTCATCGCCTCCGGATTGCTGCCGCTTGTCCGGTTTGCCCTTGGTGCGCAACTCGGTGTCCTCGGCCTCGACACGGGCGGCTTTGTCGCGGGCACGCGACAGCCGCTCGTTGGCGTCGGCGAGCTCGCGTTCGGCGACCGCGACCGAGCGCTCGGCGTCCTCGACGCGCTTGCCCTTGGCGCGGGCCTCCTCCAACCTCTTTCGCGCCTTCTCCAGGCGGTATTCGGCGTCGTCGACGCTCTGCTGGGCCTCCCGGACCGACTTCTGCGCGTTGTAAACGCGATCGGCCGAGGATTGCAACTCCTTATCGGTTGCTGGCCGGTACCCGGCCGCGGCGCCGCCCGCGGCGTTGCTGTAGGTGTAGCTGGTCGCAGACACGCTCCCACCCACGCTCGACGGATAGGTCGGCCCGGCGATCCGCAGCCGCTTATCGGGCGGGTTGTTCATGAAGATGTGGACGTGGTCCATGTGGTTCTGGGTCGGACTGCCGCGGTCGGGCATCGGCTTTCCGGTGGTGAAGCTGCCGCCGTAGCCGTAGCTGGTCTGCCGCCAGATCACACCCGTGAGTCCGAGCGCGGCCGCGTTCTTGATCGCCCACCCCACGATCGCGTCGCCGAGCGCTTTCCCCTGCGGCGACTGCCAGTTCGGGATCATCACGTCCAGCGCGTTGCCGGTGGAGTGCTCGTTGTACCTGTCCGGCGGCCGCCACCCGCCGATCTCCTTGATGCCGAATACGCGGTGTATGTAGTCCTTCACCTCGGAGGCGTGCGCCGTCAACCCGCCGCCGGCGAACGCCGGCAGCAGCCGCTCGATCGTGCCGTCGTTGATCGCCTGCAACAGAGGCAGCCAGCGCGCGGTCTGCGCCGCGTTCACCACGAACTCGCCGTTCGACAGTCGGGCGATGATCGAGTCGCTGGTGCCGCTTCCGGGGCCGCGCACCCGCCCACCCGTGGCGAGCCCTTGCAGGTTGCGACCCCAGTTTTGCAGCGTCTCAGCGCCTGGGATCGGGATACCCAGCACCTCACCGGGGATACCGGCGAGGAACGATCCGAGCGCGCGCAGCGGCGCCTTAATCACCTCGGCGAGCCCCGAGAATGCACCCGTCACCGCGTCTTTGATCGCGCCAGCGACCGCGCCAACCCGGTCCCGCAGGGTGGCAAACCCACCGGTGATCTTCTCGAAGACGCCCTTGATGAACTCCCACGCGGCGCCGATGCCGGCCTTGATGCCGTTCCACGCCGGCTCGAACACGTTGCGCCACAACCACACCATTGCGTCGCCGACAGTTCGGATCGCGGCACTGAACGCGTTCCACACCACCTGGGCGCCCGACCACCACAGTTTGATCGCCGCGCCGATGCCCTGCCACGCCGGGACGAACACGTTGCGCCACAGCCACAGAACCGTCGACCCTAGACCTTTCAGCAGGTTGACGGCGATGTTCAGCTCGGCGCGCAGGAGCGACTTGTAGAAGTTCCCGATCGCGCTCACGGCAGGCTGAACGAAGTTCCACACGGCCTTGAGCGCGTTGCCGATCGCGCCGAACGCTGTCCGCGCGATCTCGCCGAGCCGCTGCAACCCCGGTTGGATGTTCTGCCACAGCTTGCCGAGCGCTTCTTTGATCCACTCGATGACCGGGGTAGCGACCGCCTTGATGCCGTTCCACAGCGTGTTCCAGATCTTGCGGCCAGTCTCGGTCTTGGTGAAGAACGCCCACAGCGCGGCACCCAACCCGGCCACGGCGGTGACAATCAGCCCGATTGGGTTGGCGCGGAGCGCGGCGTTGAACACCCACTGCGCGGCGGCGACCGCGCGCAGCGCAACCGCCTGCGCCCTGGTGGCGATCGTCGACGCGACCGTGGTGACGCGGCCACGGGTTTGCGCGGCGGCGCCGGCGGTGGTGGCCGCGGTGTTGCGGGCCTGCGCCTGCGCGTTGATGTTCTGCGCCACCGTGTTCGTTCCCAGCGCGGCCGACAGCCGGTCCATCGCTGCCGCCTGCTGCCGGATCGCGGCCGTCTGCGCCAGGATCAGCGGAGTGCGGACAACCTGAAAGAAGCTGTTCCACAGGTTGATGATCGGCGTCAGCGTGTTACCGACCGCGCGCAGCCCGAGGAACGCGCCGCCGAGCGCGATGATCGTCGGCACGGCCCAGTTCGCGTTGTCGGCCAGGAACCGCAGCGCACCGGCGAGCAGGTTCGCGGCGGGCACCATAATCGCCGAGATCGTCTCCGGGCCTGCCTGAATGATCGCCTGACCGAGCCCGCCGAGCGCGACACCGATCGCGGTCACCGCCGGGCCAGCGTTGCGGAACGCGTCACCCAGGCCGCTTATCGAGTCCTTGATCCCGGTAAACGCCTGCTCGGAGTCGCCTTGCGTGAACCGCGCGATGCTGTCACCGAGCTTCCGGAACCAGTCGACGACCCNCTCGAGCCCGCCGCCCTCGAACCACGCTTGGATCGCGCCAGCGGTGCGTTCCGCCCACGGCTGCACCTGCGCGGTGATGCGTTCCATAATCGGCTTGATCTGAGCGGTCANCGCGTCGAACACCTTCGTGAATGCCTGCGCGAACGGCAGCACCATTGCGAACGCCGGCCCGGACAGTTCGGCGCCGAACCGCGAGTACGCGGCCTTCAGGTTTTGCAGCGTGCCGGTGACGCTCTTGCCCATCTCGGTCGAGGCGCCCGAGATATTGGCGGCGATCACCTGACGGAACAACTCGGCCGACACACCGCCCTTTTCGATGAACTTTTGCAGTTCCTCGCCCGCCTTGCCGGTGGCCTGCTCGAGCCANGTGAACACGGGGAGACCGCGGTCGGCGAGCATCCGCAACTCGNCNGTGAACGCCTTACCCGAGGTCTGGACAGCGTTGAAGATCGACCCCATTTCGGCCATCGATGTCCCGGCGATCGCGGCCGNGTCGGCGGTGAGCNTCAGATAGCCGNTCAGTTGTTCACCTGGTTTGATGCCGGCGGCGACGGCCGACGCGGCGGTGGTGGCGGCCTCGTCGAGGCTGTACGCGGTGCCGAGCACCGCCCGCTTGGCATCCTCGATGATCGACGTGACCTGCTCGGTCGAGTTGCCGAGACCCTGCAGCTTGAACTTCGCTTCGTCGATCGCGGTCAACCGGCGCATACCGGCGGTGAGCGCCCCACCGATCAGCGCGGTGAACCCGACCCCGGCGGCGGCCGCCGAGGCTTTCAAACCGGTCGAGATCGCCGAACCGAGACGATGCCCGATCCCGGTCGCGCCGCGGGTGACGTTCGCCTCGATTTGCGCCGATGTGCCAGCGCCGATGTTCGCCGACGCCAACCCCGCGTTGATCTCCGAACCGGCGCGCGCCCCAGCCATGCGGGCGCCATCGGTGCGCAGCATGCGCCCAACGTCCGCCGACCCGGAGGATTCAACACCGCTGATGATCGCCCGGCCGGCGTCGCGGCCCGCGCGCTGCGCACCCGACGTGTCGACTGCCGGGCTCAGTTTCAGGTTGCGTTCCTCGGCGACGAGCGCCTTACGGATACCGGGGCCGAGCTTAGACGTCTCGGGGAGGATCGTCAGGTAATACGTGCCTGCCACTTACCTCACCTC